TCACTTTGTCGGTGACGCCTTTTTCACGCGTCTGCGATCGTAGTGACGCATCGTCGTTCCCGGGTCCGCGTGCGCGGCAAAGTCGAACACGTCAGCCTCTCGGCGCTCAAGTTTTTCCGTGATCGCAACGGGCCTTCCGTCATTCAGCGTGAAGTACGCAGGGTGAGTCGTGATGAGATGGGCAGCGCGGCGCTCTGCGTCCTGCCATTCGGCTCGCACAGAAGTGTCGAATGTCGCGATCCATGCAAACTGAGCATCCTGCCAAACACTTCCCCATCCGCTTCTTGAATATGGCTGACCTTTGCGATTGCCGAAGAGGGCCATGCCAGGAATCCGGCGCCCTTGCTGAGCGCGTTTCACGACAACGTTCAATCGCGGCGACCAAGCGCGCAGCTTCATTACCTTCTCGTCCCCTCGCTTGCGCTTGGCACTTTCGACTAGAACCCCATCGTCCCGTATGCCCGAGCGGTGGAACGGGCGTACCTCGGCCGCACGGAACCCAGTGAGATACGCGAACATCGCAGCGCATCCCATCGTCTTGAAGGGCAGGTCCTGTTTGATTGCCCACAGGTAGAAGCGCGTCACTTGGCGGCTCGTCACGTCACGCCGGATTACTTCCGTCTCGTTGAGCATGAGCCCGATAAACGGGTTGACGTCTATCAAGCCCCAACGCACGGCGTAATTGCAGATCGTCTGCATGGCGGCCATGTCTTTGTTTGCACTTGCCGGGGCGCCGGCCGCAGCCCGAGCGTCGAGGTACTGATAGCCGTGGACCATCTTGAGCGACGTCGGGGACATTCGGCCGAAGAACTTCGTGAGGTTCGCATATCGCGAGTTGCGAACAGCGATCCCGTCTTTGCTTTGGTCTCGATAGTGCTTCGGGTCGTGGTCCTTCTTGAAGCGATCGATCATGTCCCCGACTGAGCCGGCCACGACCTGTCCGGCCTGGATATCCAGAGCTCGTCGCTTCGCCGTTGATTCCGCGACACTGATACTTGCCCGATCACCAACCGGCGCAGTAGCAAGGGTCTCGCCGCGACCGTCCGGATAGAGGTAGATGAACGAAACCTTCGTTACGCCCGTGCGCTTATACAGGCGCGGTACGGTGGTGCGCTCTCTATGCGTGGATGAAGGCTTTGAGGTTCGGCGTTTCGTCATGCTTCGTGTTCTCGATCTCGTGGGCGATACCCATTTTTTTGTCGCGGTACGCGCGTGCAACCTTCGGTTGACCGTGTGCGTCAACGACATAGCGCCAGCGGTGGGTGGTAAGCCACTTCATCATGGCGGCCCGTTGGTTTGCCTTGCACCCAATCAGCTCGGCGAGCTCGTGCATGGAGAGGTAGTCGCTCATCTCGCAATTCCCCAATCTCTCGCGGTCACCCGCGGAATTTCGTTCGTACTATCATGGCTTCTCGGCCACTCTCGGAAGCCGCTCAAACCATGCCGTCCATCAACTTCGTGCATCGCGGGTGCACCGTCGACATTCAGATCGGCGAGCGTGCGACGCTGTGGGACATCACCATCGAAGTCACGCCTTTTGATGGCGTGGAGCTCATCGAGCCCTTCGGCCCCAGAAAACTCAAGCTGCCAAAGACCGAAGCGCTCGACGACATCACGAACACCCTCGTGGACGAGGTATGTCTGGCGATTGATCAGCGGCTGGTCGGCTGCTGATTCAGCCGTTTGAAGTGGGCGTGCGCGGGATTTCCTTAGAAACAAGCATCCCAGCGTCGCGTAGCCTGTCCTGACCGTTAGCCACTTTTGCCCCAAGCCATACGGACTCAAGCCCCCACGTCCTGGCGGGCTTCTTTTTGTCGCGGTCGGGTGGGTAGTCATGCTGCCTTCTCGATTTCCAAGTTCTCGACGCTCTGGATTCGATTGCCAATCCACCGCATCACGTTGACAGCCATGCTGTTGCCAAGGGCTTTGTAGCGGGGTCCGTCTGGAGCCTTCTTGCCGGGAAGCAGCGTGTAGTCGTCCGCAAACCCTTGCAGTCGTTCGCATTCGCGAGGTGTGAGCCGACGGACTTGAGTTGCTGTCAGAAGCGCGGGAGCCGGACTGTTTGCATCGAGGCACGGTGATCGCTCTTCGAACAACTTGCCAGCGTTGTTGCTCTTGGTGTTATGGAGCTTGGTGGTATAGACCATGACAGCCTGATGCCCCCCTCCATTCGTATGGCTGTTGGCGTGGCCCATTGACCGCTGCGTTGCCGCAACGTCGCCGATGGCGAACCCGTTGCGCCCGCTGGTCTTGCAGTCGAAGCCAATAGCCGGCAGGAAATGACCCGCTACGGCGCCCTCCGGCCTGCCGCCCGCACCTCCGGCGAAGCTATCGCGGCAGATTGCGCCGGCTACTACTGGAATCAGCGGCGTGCCGCGGCCGGTGCCGTCTTCGCTTGCGTCGAATCCTTCGGCGCGCAGCGAATGAGCAACGAGCAACGTCTCCGTCTCCGCATCGATTCGCTGATTGCTCGTCGTGAGTGCGCGAGCAATCGTCGGGATCATCAGCCCGTCTCGGCCGTCGCCTCCGCACGCTCCGCTACCGTTGAGAGCGCTGCGCGTAAGGGTTCCGGCAACTCTTTCGCCCGTTTCGCGGCGCGGCGCAGGATGCCCGAGCAGGCTTTCGCGCTCAAAAAGTACCGCTGCGGGACGTCGCCAGTCTCCAAGATATCCGACAACGAACACACGCCGGCGTCGCTGAGGGACTGCGCGAGAGTGTGATTCCACTCGGACGTACTGAGCGTCAAGAACGCGGTAGGCGAACCCATACCCGAGTTCTGCCAAGCCCCCGAGGAAGGTACCAAAATCCCGGCCCTTGTTCGATGACAGTACGCCGGGGACGTTTTCCCAGACCAGCCAGCGGGGAGCGTATCGGCGAGCAATGGCAAGATAGGTGAGCATGAGGTTGCCACGCGGATCTGCCAGTCCCTTTCGGAGTCCCGCGACGCTGAAGGACTGACAAGGGGTTCCGCCGACGAGAAGATCGATAGTTGCATCGGGCCAGTCCTTGAACTTGGTCATGTCGCCCAGGTTGGGCACGTTTGGGTAGTGGTGGGCGAGCACGGCTGCGGGGAAGCGCTCGATCTCCGAGAATGCCTGCGGCTGCCAGCCGAGCGGATGCCATGCGCACGTAGCGGCCTCGATGCCCGAGCAGACGGACAGATAACGCAGCGGCCGGCAGTCGCCCAGAATGATCTCGTTCTGTCTCATGGTTCAATTTGCTACGAGAAATGGTGCTTGGTCGGCGATTGACTGCATTCGCGCGTCGCCGATGCTAGGATGGGCTCTCGGATACAGATGGAGGTCGCGATGGCCGAAGGCGCAGAAGTGTTCAGCTCGCACGAAGGATTTACGATTCGTGCTTTGGCGATGCCGGAGTATTCTCCGCACGGTCCGGGCGTTAAATTTGGTTACGTTGCACATGTGTGTCGCCCTGGTGCAGATACCCGCTATGCCGACAAGGTGGTGCGTTTTGCTCATCCCGTGCATGATTTCGCATCGGCTACGGCAGCCGAAGAAGCGGCATTTAATGAGGGGCGGTCCATCATCGACGGAACACATGCGAGCCTGAATGCCAAAGGTCTGTAGCATCACGCCCCCTTAGCGCCATCGACGCGCTTGAACTCGATCACCCACACCCACGGGTTTGCATCCCACGAGCCGGGGCCGCTGATCGATTCCCACAAGATGCGGAAGCCATCGCGGTATACGCCGCCCAGTGATTCGATTTTGCGCGGCTTTCCGTCGGCATCGTCGCGGAAGGTGATCCCGATTGCTTCGCTGCCTTCAGCGCGTGCATCCGCTTCGCTGATGCTATTCAGCCGCTCGACGCGCACGCCGGTGATTTCAAGCACCAGACGGCACATCGAACGCGGCATGTGGATCGCAGGACGCTTACGCATTTCGTACGGCTCGATGTGATCGGGGTCGTCCGACTGCCCATATCCCCATTCGGCCGCACTGCGTCCTTCATCGGATTCGACGAATACTGGGCCAACCCATCCGTGCTGCTCGACGTCGTACGTTGTCTCGCGCACCCACAGGCGGTCGCCGGGCTGGCCGTGTGGGCTATTCGTGAAGTCGCCGCCGTTCACCTCGCCGGCCAGTTCGTGAGCGGCAAGCAGCACGCCGAAATGAAGATCCTTGCGGGGCTTCACGACCCGCCTCGTCTGCGTCTTGGTGCCGTCGAGGATTGCGCGCACCATCGCCGCGCTGAAGAAGATAGGGCGCTCACGCGTAGCGCGTGTTTTCGAATCGCTCATGCTAGGATTCCTGAAAGACAATCTCGGGGATTTAATGGACGCGTTTAAAGATTTTTCGAAGGCTTTGGGTGCTGTCTTGTTATTGGCTGCGACCCTGATACTTGCGGTCCACCTAGGCATGAAACTGGAGGCGGATATGGGGGATGCGGGCAAGTCCCTTTCCGGTTGGGTCCAGGCCGTGGGGTCGATTGCTGCGATATTGGGGGCCGTGTACGTGACGCGGATGCAGATGGTCCACGTCGCCAAGAGCCGCCGAGCGGCTATCGTGGCTATCGGCGAGGCGGCCATGACGCGGGTGGATGAGGTTGAAAAGTTGGTCTCGGAGAAAAACCCGAGAGCTGCCCTTTTTGCCCGTTTTCCGACGTGGAGACTAGACCGCGTAATTTCGGCTTTTGACGCCGCGCCAGTCCATGATATCCAGTCTGGCGACGGCGTCATTGCGTTTCTGGCGATACGCGAACACTTGGTGCTTCTACAAAAGGCGGTGAAAGAATGCACTGACGGCCCGGACAGCCATCCAAAATTTTCCGACGGCCTTCGAGCGCTCAGAGATCGTTATGAAAACGACGAATATCAAAAGCAGTTTGCTTATCTCGCGGAGACGTTAAAGACGAACGTGATGACGCAAGTCGGGGTAATTCGAGAGCATTTTTCTACCCTGCGAGGATGCCTATAGACCCGTTGGCATTACTCTCTTTTCGCCTGATTGGCGGCAATGGCGGCGCGGGCAAACGCAACGGCCAGACGAAAATGACTTCCGAATTTCCTGGAATCTTCGTCGCGATCTTCGGCTACGCGCTCGAATAGCTGAAACAATTCTCTGTCCGTCATCTTGTCCCCGCCATCCGCCGACAGCCCTGCGCGGGCTTGCCAACCTTTGGCAAACAGATCGCGCTCCGTACGCATGGCCGGATCGTTCCAATCTGCTTGAAAGCTGGTCTGATATGCCTCAATAAGCGCAGGTGTACTGGACATCGTCTCCACCACTGAAGGCGGAGCCGGATCGGTATTCAGCCCTTCAGGGCGGGGGTCTTGGTAGCCCATGCTTACGCCTCCTCGCGTTCGCCGCCCACGGCTTCGATCAGATCGTCGAGCAGTTTGGCAAGCTCACCGGTCATCAGCGCCACATCGGCGTCGAACTTCTCGGCTTCCCCTTCGGCCGTCGGATCGGCGGCGTCCTTGATGATGTCGAGCGGCGTCACGCGCTTGATCGCGAACGCATCGGTGAGCACGAACGAAATGCGGTCGTTCCACGTCATCGCTAGGCGCGTGGTGCGCTTTCCGCTCTGGATATGTTGGCGGACGTCCACGCCGTCGAGAGGGTGACGCACGTAACGCACGGCTGCCTTCTCGTCGGTATTCGAGCGCAGTTCCACGTCCTGATCGACCGTGAAGCCGCCCGGCGCTTCGTTACCGGCCAGCCATGACGTCATGACAGCGACCGGTGCCTCGTTGAGCTCAATGTTCTCGAGCGTGATGTCGAGCGTCTTGAGCAGCAGGCTGCGCACTTCGTCGGCCTTCGTCGGCGACGCGGCGTCGATCACCAGCCAGCGATTCACCGGATCGATCCACACGCGCGTGTCGCGACGAATGCCGAAGGCGCGCGGCAGCAGCTCGTCGGTGACCTGCTCCTTGAGTTCCTTCATCTGCTTGCGACCCGGCTTGAAGCCTTGCTGCTCTTCGAGGTCCGCCGCTTTCGCTCGAGTCACCTGGTTGATGACCGATGCAGGCAACAGCTTCTTCTCGGTGCGCAGCGCAAGGAGGATCTGACGATTCACGACATGCGCGAGTTCGCCGCCCTCACGCGGCGATGACCAGCCCGTGGTGTGCAGTTCCATCGCCGAGGGCTCACGGAACGCTTGCTTCTGAAGCAGTTCGTTCAGGCGTTCAGTGCTGAGGGTCCAGTCGGAGATGCGGAAAATCTGGAGGTTACGGAACCACATGGGCTGTTTCCTTGCGTTGGTGGTGGGTCGGCGGCGCTCACTTGTCGCGGGGTGAGTCGGCCTTGATGAAGAAGGCGAGGGCGGCGATCAGGATGGACTCGTGCCGTTCGAGGGCGTCGCGGCGTGCCTGCTTGGCTTCAAATTCCTCGCGGATGCGGGGTGATCCAGGGCGAGGCGGAAGTCGAGACGGCTGGTGATTCATGAGCGGCCGCAGTTCTTTCCACGCGCGTTCGGCTGCCGCTCGTTTTGCGGCTGACCTCATACGCCGTGCTTCCACCTCACATAGAGGCAGGCGACGAGAAGAACGCCCCAGATCGTCCATGCGGCCGGCTGGTGAGCGCGAATCCACTTGTCGGCGCCGTTGACAGTCCAGATGAGGATGCGATCAAACATGGCGTTCCTCAGTGGGAGGCGTCGCCATACCCCATTCGGTAGGCGAGATCAGTGGAGAGGCAGGGGCGGCCGCACTTGGCGTCGTTCCAGCCGACCTGATATTGGCGAATTTCTGCTGCAAACATGGGAATCCTCCAGAGAGGTTGGAAGGCCCCGGCAGAACACCGGGGCCTGCGGCTTTGACCATGTCCGCCATGGGCCTGTGAGCGTTCAGGCTCGCTCTACCGCGTTCTCAATGGGCAATCTCTCTTAGCCGATGGGCGCCAGATCCACTAGCCATAGTCGATAGGCACGGCCGGATTAGGTGTTGGTCGAATGCGCCACCGGACCTGCCGGCCAAGGCGCGGGTACGCCACCGCTCGCGCCCAGAGGAGCGGCAGCAGGATCAAGATGATCGGCATGTGGAATGAGAATGGAGCGGGCTACCGGGATCGAACCGGTGTACTCAGCTTGGAAGGCTGGTGCCTGACCACTCGGCCAAGCCCGCGAAGATGGCGCCCCCTGTAGGATTCGAACCCACAACCTGACGGCCTAGAACACCGATGCTCTATCCATTGAGCTAAGGGGGCAGAAGTGGAGTTCACCCTCAAGAGAGCAGACCCGAGATCCTGAGCAGATCGGGGAAGTGGGATACGGGCTATTTAACGTCGCTGCGCCGACGCCGGGTCTGCTCACTTGAAGGTTGCCCGCCGAAGCGGGCGGCGCTGCTCATTCGCTCCAGTAGCTCATTTCGACGTCGGCAGTACCTTCCGGGTCGCCTTCGCGATCCCAGTCGACGCGCTGTTCGAAGCAGGCTTCGGCCATGTCGATCGCTACCTCTTTGGTGACACCGCCGCGATCCTGAAAGCGCTTCACGCAACGTGCCTTCCAGTCCTCGTCCGTGATGTCGGGCAGCGACGCCAAGTGCTTGTCGTGGTTCTCTTTGTTCTTCATTTCTTCAACGCCCATCTGTCGCTCCTAGTCCGTAAAGGGGTGCCGCACTCTGGCGGCCGTCACGCCTACGTCATCGGGGGCGTTCCCTCGCCGGGGAGGTGTTCGGTTACGCAGCGTTGCGAAGCTGAGTTTCAGTGGGACGCTTCAGGCTCCCGATATCAATCGAACCAACGCTGCGTTTGGTCCCGGCCTCGGTAAGCGAAAGAGTGGCATTGAACCCGTCAACACCCTCGACCGTGTAGACGGAGCCCTCGTCCAAGCTGTTCACCGCGACCTTCATCCCAACCGCGACTTCTTTCGATTTCATGGGTTCTCTCCTCGTGTATATGGCGCGACTCTCGAGAAGAAAGCCGCCTCAGATACATCACACGCAGTGCCCCGGCTACACCCGGCTAACCGGCTCCGGGGTCTCCTGCGTTTTGTGTCGATTACCTCGCCATCGACACGATGAGTGGGCGCCGCGATGTATTGCGGAAGCCAGCCAAACCAGTTGGCCAACCATTTCCGCGTTTCCAACCTACTCATCCACGCGTGTGGGAGATGTGTGCGCATGGCGGCGCTATGGCCGCGTGACACCTTTTATCCGTCGAATTTTTAGAGAGCACCCGAGAGGTCGGGCGGGCAGCGATGTGTGCTGCGGTGATTGAATAATCACATATGTGATTTGGTGAGTCAACACATTTGTGATTTTTGTCGAGGAAATTTGTAACTCCCTTGAGATTCGGCAGCATTCAAGGTGATCGCCCGAGCGGCCCTGCCTCTACAATTGGCGTTTCCATGAATCCGCAGTGAACGGCAATGGACGACGACGAGATCAATTCGCTTTCGGAACGGATTTGGCAAGAGACCGGGGACGTTCGACTCTATCTCGACGCGCTGAGAGAAGAACAGCGCTCCCGTTCCCCAATCACTGCCGCGAAGGCGAAGAAAAAGGCTGTAAAAAAGACGAATTCGATCAAAAAGCTCGATGCGTCGAGGGCGCTCCGGCGCTCGCAGGCATTCCTAGCGTTTGTGACTATTGTCGAGAGCAAGGGAGTTCGCGCCGACGGGGTGGATGAGAGCCTACTGATCAACGTGTGGGCAAACGAGCGCTGGGACCAAGTGCCGTTGTCTGTTGGGAAATTGATTCGTGATGATCAGGAAGTGAAGGCGGCCTTTCACGCTTTTGCGTCCATTTCCTCCAATTGCGGGAGTACCCCATTGGCGCTTCGTCCACAGACCAAGTTGAACAAGCGCTATGGTTTGCGGATGGCAGACTTGTCCATGCGTACTTTTATGCGCGCGGCTTCGGAACACCTGAGGAAGCTCCGTCTTCTTGAGTCAGCTATCGAGCGTTTGGACCAACTTTCCTTACAGGAACTTCAGAGCTTAGAAGTTAGCGGCGATGACGTTGCTAGACGCATTGCAGCACTTACATTTCGCATATCGGATGAGATAAAACGACGGGAGGCGCAACGCGGTGGGGAGGCAAAACGTGAGAAGTTTGCGCCGGTCCGTCAGTACGCCTTGGATTTGGCGAATCGAGGTAGTTTTCCCAGCCGCAGACAGGCGGTATTAGCCATCAAAAGTGGAGTGCTAGCGTTTGCCAAAACGCTCGATGGCGTTTCCATGAGCGAGCAGCAGGCCGAAAAAACGATAGACGGTTGGCTTAAGGACCTAGGCTATACCCCATCTACAGGCAAACAGGGTACGTCAGGTGGCTAACGTGCTATGCCTACTCCAGCACGAACTATCTTCCTTTCGGTGATGTAACCACCATGCAGCCATGAGCTCTCGGATCGGCCGAGAGCGATCACCGAGAGTGAACATGGCGGTTTCTAATCCCATCTTCCTTGCAGAATACCAAGGACTTGCGGTCCCCTTTCTGGGGGACGGCTGGTTCAATGCGACTGTTGCTGCCAAACGCTTCGAAAAGCGTGTTGACAATTGGCTTCGCCTCGACGAAACGAAGACATATATCGCGGCGCTGACCGAAATGATAAATCCCTCACATCTGAGGGATTTTGTGCGTACTCAGCGTGGGCGCAATGGCGGTACATGGATGCACCCGAAGCTAGGTGTCGTGTTTGCGCGTTGGTGCGACGTGCGTTTTGCCGTCTGGTGCGACATCCAGATCGAACAGATCCTCCGCGGCGGCGTAACGATCTGGGATAAGGCTTGCTGTGAGCAAAGCACTACCAATGATCGCGAGGCCCTGCTCATCGCCGCTGCGGCGCTGGTGGCTCGTCACCGGCTGTCATACAGCGCCGTCTACAAGGCGCTCAACACTTTTTCGGGCGTGACCCACGCGAGAGAAATGACGTGCGGACAGGTTCTTGAGAGCACGGCATTCGCGGATCGATTGTTAAAGGGAGTGTCGTCCAGTGCTGATCACGCGCGTTTCGCGCTACAGATCGCAGGTGATGGCTTCGATGGGACTCAATTGCTCCTGAGCTTGAAGTTTGCTGTGCCTAGCGACGAATCGCATTGATCTTGAATAAATCCAAGAAATACGGATAAACTACTGTTCATATATACAGTAGTCTTAACGAAAACTCGAAGAGGGCCTAGCTGTGACGAATAGTGGTGCGTCCCAAATCCGCTGTAAGCCAGGGGACTTAGCGCGAATCAAGAAGGCATGGAACGAGCTGCTAGAAGGTCGGCTGGTGTTCATCCGTCGAGCATATTCGTCAACAGAATGGTTAGTCTACTTGCTTGATGGCCCGGCCTTTGCTGTGAGTGAGGACAGGTGCCACTTGGTTGTGGCACGCGCCATGATCGCCGACGATTGGGCTTTAGAGCCGCTCCATGGCACTCGCCCCGAATCTGCTGGGGACGTTACGGATTCAGGCGACCAATTGGTTCACCGTCCTGCGGAAGTAATCTGAGCATCAAATTAAACGTTTGGGCTGCTTCGCCGGCCTGATCTGCCTGCAATATGGCGTCAATTAATTCTCTCGCCGCGTCGCTCGCGGCCGCGATCGCGGCTTCGTAGCTCTTCTTTGATCCCGTGCTCACGCCGGGCGACCCGGTCCCCTCAGCAAGCCAGAGAGCATTTACCCCGAGCACCTCTGCAATCTGAGGGAGCCGCCGCGCCGTATTTCTGGTGCCGGACTCTAGATTTCCAATCGTTGATTGAGAAACGCCCGCCTTCGCCCCGAGTTGATCTTGGGAGAGGCCGGCGTTTGTTCGTGCCCATCTGAGGCGTTCGGCGAGTGAGTACATAACACAATCGTAATAGAGTAGGCCATTTCATTTGTGTTGACTTGAATAAACACAAATGTGATACTTGCTTGTATGGACATCCAAAAAACAATTTCTGACCTTTTGAGAACTGGGCTTACCCAAGCGCAGCTCGCTGGGCTGATTCCGTGCTCGCAATCGCTCATTTCTGCGCTTTTGTCAGGAAAGCGTGGCGAGAGGGTGTCGTATTCGATCGCGATTCGTGTCGCGGAATTGCACCGTGAGAGGTGCGGAGTCGATGCGCGAGATAAATCCCGCCACCGATCGAGCGCCGACGCTGCAAGAGACAGCGCGGGCGCAAAACTTGAATGTGTTGGGGGCGGCGCTTCTGGAGAGGGCGAATGAACGAAGCGCATTCGATTCGGCTTTGCGTGAGATCCGAAAAATTGGAGCTGGCGCTGCGTGATCTTGCAGGTCTAGCGGAACGCCTTCCGAATGTTGTCCAGAGCTTTTTTGATGGCCTGCTCGGCAGCTCGGATCTCGTCTGCTTTCACAGCAGTGATGGCGCCGCAGGAACGGCAGGTGAGATCTGGATTCGTCTTGAGCCGTCGGATCGTCTCCTTGGACTTCTGGCCGCATTTCCCACAGGGAATCTCGACGGTTTGGGAGTCCAGGCTGAAGGTCATGAGCACTCCTAGATTGAGTGAACTGGTTGTGTGGAAACACCATTCTCGCATGACGGTGAGTGCTCATCTTTATCTCGCAGGGTGTGAATTTCATGCCTTGCATCGTAGGCAAATCAGCGTGCAACAGCACGCAACTTAGATTGAGGGAGGTTGAACATGGCTGATCGGCCGAATATTGAGAAGGCCTTGCGTCTTCTCCTTTCTGGCGACGAGCGGAAAGCTGCGATGGAAGTTCTGAACTGGGATGCATCGCAGGTTTCGCGCTTTCTTTCCGGGCAGAACGGGATCCCCATCGACAAGCTCGACCAGGTGATCTACCTGACGGGTTTTGTGATGGTGACGCCGCGTTATCTCGAAGGTCTCGCGTCGATGGCGGAGACCGGTGTTGGGTGCCGTTGTGCGCGAGAGGGTGGTGGTGAGTGCGGTTTCGAGCGCCGGGTGAAGGTTCTGCCGCGTGCAGCGTGAGGTGACGATGCGAGACGTTGTTCGATACATGCGCATCCCCGGCCCCTACGTTATGGGTGTGTCTGAGACGGTCACCGGTGCGCTTATCAAGAGTTCACATCTGATCGCACCGCTACTCACAGAGGCGCCGGCTGCGAGCGTATGCATTTGCTGCGGAGCTCGACGCTTGCCCAACGGCGACATGCCGTGCGAACACTGAGGAGCCACATGAACGATCTCGTCCGCCGTGATGTCGAGCTGACCATGTCGAGCCGTGAAATTGCGGAACTGGTTGAGTCTCGCCATGACACCGTAAAACTCTCGATCGAACGCTTGGCAGATAAGGGCGTGATTGCTTTTACGCCAGTGGCGGAAAAGTCCTCCGGCGGTCGCCCAGGAGTCGAGTACCACGTCAACAAGCGCGACAGCTACGTGATCGTCGCTCAGTTGTCGCCGGAGTTCTGCGCCCGCTTGGTCGATCGGTGGCAAGAACTGGAAGCGCGGGCAGTCGCTCCGCAGGTTCCACGCACGTTTGTAGAAGCGCTGCGCCTCGCTGCCAATCAGGCGGAACTACTTGAGCAGCAGCGTCCAGCGGTTGAGTTTGCCCAGGCAGTTCGCAATACCTCCGACGCCGTGAGCATTGGGGACTTCGCGCGGGTTCTGGGGCATGGCCAGAACACATTCTTTCGCATGCTACGCGCCGACAACCTGCTGATGGAGGGCAATCGCCCGTATCAGATCTACATCGACCGTGGCTACTTCCGTGTGGTCGAGAACATCTGGCGCGATTCTGCTGGTGAGGCACACCCGACGTTCAAAACCCTCGTCACGGGCAAAGGGCAGGTCTTCCTGCAACGCAAGTACGGCAAGGAGGCCGCAGTCGCATGAGCACGAAACAAATGCCATGGTTCCGTATGTACACGGACTTCCTCAATGATCCGAAGATGATAACGCTGGCCTTTGAGGATCAGCGCCATTTCATCGGTCTCCTCGCCCTGAAGGGTGACGGCACTCTGGACAATAAATGCGCGCCTGATCTACTCAATCGCATCGTTGCGCAACGTCTGTGGGTCGACTTTGCCATCGTCGGCGAGATCAAGAAGCGCTTGATGACCGTCGGCCTGATCGATGCGAACTGGCAGCCCGCGGCTTGGGACAAGCGTCAGATGCGCTCAGATTCGAGCACTGAGCGCGTGCGCGCACACCGCAACAAGACGAAACAGGATGGTAACGGTGATGAAACGTTACAGAAACGTTCCGGTAACGGCCTAGATACAGATACAGATACAGATACAGATACAGAAGAAGAGAAGAAGAAAGACAAAACGCACTCGCGCAAGCGCGGTGCTGGTGTGTCGGGTGGGGATGAGGTGGCTAAGCCGCTGAGTGAGAAGGATCTGATCGCCGAAGGCGTCGACAAGCAGCACGCCAAGGACTGGCTGACGATCCGCAAGGTGAAACGCCTGCCGCTCACGCAGACGGCTTGGGATGACATCAAGCTGGAGGCCGACAAGGCCGGAATGACGCCGGCGCAGGCAGTGGAGTGCGCCGCCAAGGCGGGGTGGGCCGGGTTCAAAGGCAGTTGGATGCAAAACGCCGGCGCCGACTTGCGAGCCACTCAGGGCGGCCAGTCCGCGCACAGCGGGTTCGAGAACCGCGACTACGGAACCGGGGGGCGGCTGTGATCCGTATCGGCGAGGGAGTCGGGCTCCACAACCCACCGCTTGAGCGTGCAGCACTTTGCGACGTGCATGGCGAGTATGTCGCCCGCTGTTTCATTGGCAAGGTCTGGCTTGGCTGCCCGGCATGCTCTACGGAGCGTGAGGAGCGCGAGAGTGCCGAAGCCGAAGCGAAGGCTCGCGCCGATCGGCTGCATGCTTGGCAGAGAAAGATTGGCGACTCGGGCATTCCGGAGCGGTTCCACGACCGCCGCTTGAGTACGTATCGCGTCGATGTCGCCGGGCAACGGACGGCGCTTGAGTTCGCCGAGGATTACGCAGCGAACTTCGGCGAGGTGCTGCGTACTGGTCGCTGCGCGATTTTCATCGGCAAGCGCGGCACGGGCAAAACGCATCTGGCGGCCGGCATCGGCCTGCACATCATGGAGCGCGACAACCGGTCGGTGTATTTCACAACCGTTCTTCGCGCCATTCGCGGCGTCAAGGATACGTGGACGCGTGGAAGCACCGTGAGTGAGTCCCAGGCGATCGCGGCCTTGGTGTTCCCGGACCTGCTCATCCTCGACGAGGTAGGCGTGCAATTTGGGTCCGAGGTCGAAAAGACCATCCTCTTCGACATCATGAACGAGCGCTATGAGAAGCGTCGCCCGACGATCCTTCTTTCGAACCTGCCCCCGAAGGAAGTAGAGCAATACCTCGGTGAGCGCGTCTACGACCGTCTGCGTGAGGATGGCGGGCGCGCCATTGTGTTCGATTGGGAAAGCGAGCGGGGCAAGGTCTCAGCGTGACGCCGACCGAGTGCTGGCGGCGCTTCGAGGAAGCGGCGAGGGCGGCGCTGGCAGGACAGGGCAACGTGGCGAGGGGCTATCTCGCGGCAGTGCGGCGGCGCTGCGGTGACGCAGTGGCGGTTCGGCAGGAAAAGGAACTGAGGGCGTATATCGCCCACCTACGCGGAGTGCGGAAGTGAAGAGAAAGGGCCTGACGTTTCCGGAAAGCGCAATAAGCAAGGGCTGTGTGGGCACGGCGCGTATCCGAGCGCAAATCGGGGCGACCGCGGTTGCTTTGGAATCGACCGGCCCTGCCCCGTTGACAGCGCCGCTTGTTGCTATGGCGGCCAAGAAGCCGTCTAAGTATCGGAACGAGAAATGCGTCGTGGACGGCATCAAGTTCGACAGTCGAAAGGAGGCGCGGCGATGGCAACAACTGGTGCTCATGCGGGATGCAGGAGAGATCACTGACCTGGAGCGGCAAGTCGTTTACGTGCTGGCGCCGGCAGTCCGGATCAATGGTCGATTGGCCCCTCCACTGCGCTATATCGCCGACTTCGTTTATGAGCGTGGCGACAAAACCATCGTCGAAGACGTCAAGGGGATGATCACTCCCGAGTATCGAATCAAACGCCATCTGATGGCGGTGAAGGGCCTGAGCATCGTGGAGATCAAATGAAACGCACCATTCTCGAAAGCATGGATAAGGGCATTTGGTACGCCTACGAAACGCTTGCTGGCATGAGTGGCTTTTCGCGCTGGGCGGTAGCGAAGGCATGTCGTGAACTGGTTGCCGATGGGGTTCTCGAATGTGACTTTCACAACCACAAAAAGCGAGTGCGTTTGGCTATGCGTCGCATGGTGGCCAAGGCACCCACCTATGAGTGCACGCCTACCGTAGCTGGCCCGCGCTACGCGCCGAAGTGGACGCCACTCAAATCGTATGCGGCATATTTCGATTCTCACAAGGCTCTGTGCGAGGTGGCGCGATGAGTCTGCTGAGAAAGAAACCGCTGCGCTCGGCGACCCCGCTTAAGCGCTCGCCTTTCAAGTCGAAACCTCGCAAGCGAGCAAAGAAAGCCGAGCGCGAGCACATGGGCGTCATCGCGGGCCTGTGTTGCATCGTTTGCCGGAACCTTGGGTATGGAGAGAGTCCGGCTGAAGTTCACCATGTGCGATATCTGGCCGGAGGTGGGCAGAGATCGGCCCATACCGACACGATTCCATTGTGCCCCATGCACCATCGTGAGGGTGGATACGGCATTGCGTTTCATGCTGGCCCTGCCGAGTTCCAGCGGCGATACGGCACAGAGGCTGCATTGCTTGCGCAAACAAGGTTCGAAACTGCGCACCGAATATTCGCAAGTGTAGCGCCGGAGGTGGCCTGATGGCGGCGCTACCTTCGTATTTGTATCGGGATCCGGCGAAAGTTATTGAAATTGAGGAGAGCAAAACATGCAAGGGCTGCTTACACAAGCTGACGCTATGGGGATTGGAGTATTGCGCCAAGGAGCAGACCAAGCCGGGCGCCAAGAACATGCGCCGATGCAAGCTGTACGAGGAACAGCGATGACCACGAAACGCGACCTCGGCGCACTTTGCGAGGACTGGGCGGCCTGGCACCGCACGCGCCGAATCTTCGCCCCGCCCATGCCGAGCGGCCTGCTCGCCGGGATGCAGCCCCGCAAGGTCGGCCCTGAGCCGGATGCGATCTGCTCGTCGATGCTGAGCTTCTTCAACCTCGCAGTCCTGTCGCTGCCCGAGAGTCCGGAGAAGGAAGCGCTGTACCTGTTCTACATCCACCGCGTTTCTCACATCAAGCGGGTGGCCTCGGCGCTGGGGATCTCGCGCGATGCGTTTTACAAGCGTGTGGAGAGTGGTCGTTCGCAAGCGTATCGAGCATATTGCCGAATGGTCGAAAGTGTATAGCGCCACGCTATACATCTTCGAGCTATACAAATTCGGCAAAAAACGTATCATTTCGGAAAGGCTGAATCAGTGCCTCCAAAGCCCGCGACGGTGAGAACCTCGCGGGCTTTTCTGTCAAGTGACTGCAAGTTCGAGATCTCGACCGAGCGAAGCCAAGGCTTCCTCGATGCGATCAATCTTCGTTGTATGGCTCAGATCAATAAGGCGATTCACTTCCTGTTTCGTCGTGTTAAGGCGGCGTGCCAGCTCGATGGGCTGAATTTTCTGCGCGAGCATCTCGTTCAGGAGCAGGATTTTTGCTGACACGCTCGCGGGAAGCGAGATGAGTCGCTCGCTCTTGAGTGCCTTCGACGGACTAGGCACGGGGCGTTTATCGTCAAAGTAGAAGTCCATTGACGTGAGCAATGCGTCAGCCGCCATTTGCATGGCTTCTTCCTCTGTATCGCCTTGCGTGATGGCTTCTGGGATGTCGCGGAAGGTAACCACGAAGCCACCGGCCTCGTGGTCAGGCTCAAACGTTGCAGGATATTTCATTGCAGGCCCTCGGTTGTGGGTGCGGTGAAGCATGCGGACAAGCCCCTTTCGGGGCTGCCCTCATTTAAGGTTGAGCTGCTTTTTGATCCCTTCGACTGTACCTTTCTTTATTTCGGTATGCCTCGGGATCACCGTTTGCTTGCCGTGTAGGTAGACTTTCGTGTGGCTGCTGCCCTCCTTGAAAGTCGCGCCTTGTTCGGCGAGCCACCGGACCAACTCATTTCGCTTCACCGCACCTCCGTTGTTTGTGTTGATGTGTCTATAGTAATCAAAAATGTTTACCAATGCAATGTCTTTTGGTAAATGTTTTTGATTACTTTGCCGGGTTTTGGTTGTCTCCTCCTCGACGTAAGTCGTTTGCCCGCCCCGCTTCCGCGGACGCGGGAATTTCCTTTTCAGAGTTCACATGGCGCGTCCTTCAAAGAGCATCGATGCTGACGCCTTGTTGGGGGAGATTGCGTTCATTCGATCCGCCATCTGGCACAACGGGAATCGCAGCGTCGCCGCCTTGGTGACAGCGGCAACCACGGACGCGGCGCTTCTGCCCGTCGGGGCGCTAGCTCTTGTTTCCCTAACCGCGTTTCCTGCCGGTGCCTCCTCGCGAATGCTCGTGGACATTCCGCTTTATCCGCGTCCACCTGTCGAGGGTGTGCTTCCGGCCGCATGGCTTAAGCGGGCGCGAACCTAGCAATGCTCAGCTTAAATGTGCGATCCGACGTTCGAGACATCTCCGCGGATTTATCGAGATATCTTGGGGCCGAGAAAAAAGCAGTTGTTAGGGCGTTGAACAAGACTGCTGTCCAAGCCCGCACCGAGGCGTCAAAGGAAGTCCGTGCTGTTGGCTACAACATCAAGGCCAGCGCAATCAAGAAGTCGTTCTCGATCAAGCGAGCAACGGCCGCAAATCTTGTTGTGACGTTGAAGGCGACTGGCCGACCGATTGGCTTGATCAACTACGGCGCGCGGCAAGGCAAGGGCGGCGTAAGCGTTCAGGTGAAGTCAGGCAGAAAGGTGCTAAAGCACGCGTTCATCGCGAACATGCCCAATGGTCACCGAGGTGTGTTTGAGCGAACTGGTCGAGCGCACAAGAAGGTTGTACGCAACGGAAGGGTGATGCGATCTGGTTTGCCGATCAAGGAGTTATTCGGTCCTTCGATACCGCAGTCGCTCGCGAACGATGCCGTCGAGAAAGCGGTGATGGCAAAGATACGGCAGAAATTCCCTCAGATCCTGCGGCACGAGTTGGCCTTTGTAGCTAGCCGCCGACGGTGACTCTATAACTCCCATGATGAGGCGCCCAATCGGGCGCTTTTTCTTTTTGAGTATGGCGCTGATCAAACTGACTGGAAAGTACGCGACGGGGCCGCATTCACACGCGATTGTTGACGACGACATGCTCGACTTTCTATCGCAATGGCGATGGAAGGCAAAGCCGAACGGTGGTGGGAATAACGTCTATGCGGTGCGCAATGCGCGTGTCGACGGTAGATGCGTGACTGTCCGAATGCATCGAGTGATCGCCGGAATGGGGAGGAACGATCCGCTTGAAATTGATCATGACAATCACAACTCGCTGGACAATCGTCGCGAAAATTTGATACCGGCCACTCGCAGCGAGAACGCTTTGAATGCGCGCCGCGTCGAGCAAATCGGTACGTGTGTGCATTGCGGTGTTGAGATTAAACGGACCATTAGCGCGTGTGCTTCAGGTAATCGGATGATGTGCGTGGTGTGCAAAGCTGAGGCAGGCACCCCCGCCAAACGCTGCGCTGTTTTTTTTACGAGATGCAAACATTGCGATGCACATCTCACAGCACGCCGCTGCGCCCGCGAGTTCTGTAACGACACTTGTCGATGCCGGTTTCGCTCGGCCGCTGGATATGTGCGACCGCACAGGGGAAGGATTGATGTGGACTCTCCCAGGGTAGACCAACCGACCATGGCGGCGCACCAAAATGGCGCGGGTCCTCCTTTGGATAAAGCGAACGGGCGGGAGCGAAGACTCGCGGAATTCGCCCAGCGCTGAGTTTTGAAATTTGGGTAACAGGTAACAGATCCATACATGAATCAGAGCGAGTTCGCCGCACTCCATAACGTCAGCCGGAAGACGGTGACGAAGTGGAAGGAGCGCGGCTGGCTTGTGTTTGCGGGCGATGACATCAATGTCGATCAGTCGAATGCACTTCTAAAAAGATACCGCCGCGACGGGATTTCGGTTGTTACCCAAAGTGTTACCCAAGCACCCAAGGGTAACAAACGCAAGCCTGTTACCCAGGCGGCGGCAGAGGTAACACTCGAAGCTGGAGAGAACGCGGGCGAGGCGGCGAATCGAATCTTGAATGGCAACGTGGAGTTGCTCGACTTCGATGAAGCGCGCTGCTTCAAAGAGAACTATCTCGGCCTGATGGCCAAGCTCGAATACGAAAGGAAATCCGGTTCACTCGTGGAACTGGATACCGCAACTGCAATCCTCTTTGAGGAGTTCCGGGCACAGCGCGATGCGTGGCTTAACTGGCCGACCAGGGTGGGGCCGATATTGGCGGCCGATCTGGGCGTCGAGGCCGACCGAGTTGTTGAGGTCCTAACTGCGCATGTCCACAAGCAAATCGCCCAGCTCGGCGAGCCTGAAGCCAATTTCTCAGAGCGGGAAGGCTGACAGGCTTCGTGCATCCGTCCGTCGCGCGTGGACGCCCCCACCACGCATTAGCGTTCCGGCATGGGCGGACAAGTATAGAAAGCTCGCAAAGGAAGCCGGAAGCACGTCGGGGAATTGGGAGACTTCGACCGTCGAAGTCGCGCGTGGTCCCATGCTTGCGGTGACCGAACCCGGCGTTCACGTCGTAACGACGATGGTGAGTACGCAGTTGCTGAAGACGGCGTTGCTTGAAAACGTCTTCGGGTATTTCGCGCATCTCGATCCTTGCCCCATATTGCTTCTTCAGCCCAAAGAGGATGCGGCAGAGCAGTTCAGTAAGGAGCGTATCAGTCCGTTGATTCGGGTGACGCCCGCCCTTCGTGAGTTGGTCGGTACGAGCAAGACGAGAAATGCTGACGAAACGTTGCTATTCAAAGCGTTTCCGGGCGGTTTTCTCGCGCTGGCAGGGGCTGGTAGCCCCGACAACCTAGCCCGGCGTCCCGTTCGAGTCATCCTCGCAGACGAGGTGGACAAGTATCCGGTGACCCGGGAGGGTGAGCCTATTGCGCTTGCAGAAGAGCGCACGGCTACGTTCGGTGTCAACTGGTTGTCGATCCGTGCATGCTCTCCGACTGTCGAAGACGAGAGCCGAATCGAGGCTAGCTATAAGGAGTCGGACCAGCGCCGTGCATCGATCGCGTGTCCTCACTGCGGGCATCGCATGTTTCCCGATTTCTTCAAACACGTTGATTGGGACAAGCGTCGGGACGAGAGCGGTAACGTTATCGAACACCTCCCGAAGACGGCGCGGATATCTTGCGAGTCGTGTGGACAGGTATGGTCAGAAGGGGACCGGCTTCGAGCATTGCAGACCGTGCGCTGGCACCAGACGAAGGCGTTCGAGTGTTGCGGTGCACATCACGTGCCACTTGCAGATTATGAGCGCGCTTGGCGTGGTCCAGAAGACTCACGTGAGTCTTCTGCCGATGTTGCCATTTCTCAAGTCTGGGATTGGTGGGAAAGCGACCGCCACGCGGTGTATCGCGCCAAGTGCCCAGAGTGTGGAGGGTGGAAGGTCGACAACGAGCATGCCGGATTTCAGGCAAGCAAGCTTTATAGCCCGTGGCAGAAAGATAAGCCGGCCGATATCGCGGCGAAGTGGCTGAAGGCTGACGGCGACGAAGAAAAAAAGCAGACCTGGTGGAACACGCAGGCAGGCATGCCGTATCGCCCGAACTCGGGCAAGGTGTTGCGCCTTGAGGCGCTCGTCGCCCGCGGCGAACGTTGGGCAGCGCAAGTGCCGGACGGAGTTGCGGTCGTCACCGTGGGAGTTGACGTTCAGGACTATCGATTTGAGATTGAAGTCGTTGGCTGGGGTAGAAACGAGGAAAGCTGGTCGATCGATTACGAAGTCATCGAGGGTGACCTCGAAACCCCGGGTCCATGGGAACAACTCGATGAATATCTCGACCGGATATGGCATCGAGCTGACGGGCGACCCTTCGAAGCAATGGCGGTTTGCATCGACTCGGGCGGCCACCACACCCAGAAGGTCTACGAATTTTCCAAAGCGCGGCTCGGTCGCCGGATCTGGGCCATCAAGGGTGAATCTGCTGTAAGCGGCAAGCGAAATCCCGTTTGGCCAGTCAAGAAGCCCTCTCGGCGAACGAAGGCATCGTTCCGGCCGGTGATTCTTGGCGTGAACACGGCTAAAGACACGGTCCGAAATCGGCTTCACGTTGAAGAGCCTGGGCCAGGGTTCATGCACTTCCCGAAGGACCGAGATATTGGCTACTTCGAGCAACTCACGTCGGAACGGTCCGTTGTTAAGGTCTCAGGTGGGCAGAAGTATCGCGTGTGGGAGCTGCCGTCGGGGCGCGCGAATGAAGCTCTCGATTGCCGAGTGTATGCCTATGGCGCCCTCTGTGGCTTGACGCACCTCGGCTTGAAACTGAACCGCCGAGCAGACTTGGTGGCGCAGCCGCTTGATCATGTGGCGTTGCCGCAGGTTTCGCTTCCGACCATCGAACGACCGACTCAGACGACGGTTGTTCCTGTTGAAACTGAACTTCCTCGTAGGAGGCTTACGGGGCGACTAGCGTAGGAATGAAATGGCTATCACCGATGGAATGAGCGCGACTGACATGCAGTCGAGGCTGGCGGCCTTGCAGGCAGCCTACTTCGATCTGTCGTCAGGCTCAAAGATTGTGACGGCCACCTACAACCAGGGCGACGGAACAAAATCGGTCACGTATCAACAGGCCGATTTGACGGCAATGTACCGAAGCATCCTGATGCTCCAGAAGGCACTCGGGATCATCACCCACTATCCGCGCGCACGAAGACCTTACTTCTAATGTCATCACTTATCGTCGACACATCGGGCAGGCCCTTCGGGGATTTGCCAAGCGGCGGGCGCGCGCGGGCCGAGGGAGGGTGGGGTGGACCTGGAATTACACAACCGCCGTACTCAAGTCTGTTTCCCTACGACGCGTCGAATGTCCAAACGCAGGAAATGGGGCAATGGTTTCCGCAGATCCGCTCCCCGGATTCGGAGATCAACCAGCATCGAGATCGAATGGTCTCGCGTTCTCGGGATCTGGCTCGGAACGATGGTTGGGCCCACGGCGGCATCAGTCGCATCCTCGACAACACGGTCGGCGCGCACCTCCGCCTGTCGTCCGGCCCCGATTGGCGGCTTCTTCGACGCTTCAACAAGAGCTTCGATGCGCAGTGGGCCGACGAATTCGGAAAGGCGGTTGAGGCTTTGTGGCGCGGATACTCGGAGGATTTGGGCCACTACAACGACCTGACGCGACAGCTTACCGTCTCGCAACAGATGCGGCTCGGATTGCGGCATAAGCTGGTCGATGGCGAGGATCTCTTCGTCGCCTATTGGAAGCCCGAGCGCGTTGGCCGTGGCGGCGCTCAGTACGCAACGACGTTTCTGGTTGTCGATCCGGATCGCCTTTCGAACCCGAATCAAATGGTCGACACGAAGTACATGCGCGGCGGTGTGGAGATTGACGACGACGGAGTCCCGGTTGCCTACCACATCCGAAAGGCCCATCAGAACGATTGGTACAACGCAGCGGAGTCGATGGTTTGGGAGCGGGTCGAGCGCGAAGACGAAGATGGCTGGCGCCGTGTAATTCACGACTTCGAACGTGATCGTGCCGGACAGAACCGAGGCATCGGTGTGTTCACGCCGGTCTTGGCCCACATGAAGATGTTGGCGCGGTATTACGGCGTCGAGCTTCAGGCAGCAACGGTCGCGACGATTTTCGGAACGTACGTGACCAGTCCGTATGACCCGGCAATGATCGAGGCGGCGATGGATTCCGATCGCGGCGATCATGAGATGGGCTTCTATCAGGACCTCCGCGCCGACTGGGCTAAGGAACGCCCCGCAATGCTCAATGGCGTACGAGTGCCGACACTCGCGCCTGGCGAAGAAATCAAGCAGGTCGCAGCCGCGCATCCTCATGACGGGTTCGAGGATTTCGCGCACGAGATGCTGCGGTCCGTAGCGGCCGCACTTGGGGTCTCGGCTGAGCAAATCACTCAGGACTGGAGCAAGACCAACTATTCGAGCGCTCGCGCGGCGCTACTTGAGAGTTGGAAGACGCTGAGTCGGCGTAGTGCGGAGTTCAAGATCGGGACGGCTACACCATTGTTTGCTGCATGGCTTCGCGAGCCGATGGAGCGCGGCGATCTCGATGACGTTCTGCCGCGAAATGCACCGGACTTTATCGAGGCGGCCACGGCATATGCGCGATGCGATTGGCTTGGTGTGGCACGCGGTTGGGTTGACCCGGTCAAGGAGAAGCAGGGCGCAGTTCTCGGGATGGACGCCGGTCTATCGACTCTTAAGCGAGAGTGTGCGGAGCAGGGCTTGGACTGGGAGGAGGTGCTGGCACAACGGGCGCTGGAAATCTCGGCGATGGAGCGACTCGGGATTCCACTTCCTAAGTGGACTGGAGCCTCACCTGCGGAGCAAGCGGCAACACCTGAAGAGGTACCCGAACCACAATGAAAAGCTACCCATTTGCAGCGGCACGGATTTTTGATGTTCCACTCGCTATTCATCCAGCGAAGGGGCAAGTGATCGCCAAGGCGCTTGCGAGCCGGTTCGGTATCTCGGATGTCGAATTCGCCGGAGGCACTCCGGCTGTTGTCACGCCGATGGCCTACGACGAGTGGGACGATGGCCCAAGTGCATCCGGTTCGGATGCGCCGTACGACCTCGCTCAAGGTGTGGCGATCATCGATGTGTCTGGCACGCTTGTGCAGAAGAGCAGCAACTTGCGGCCATATTCCGGAATGCTCGGATACAACGCTATTCGCCACAATTTCATCGAGGCCCTGAACGACAAGGATGTTCGGGCAATTGTGTTGTCGATCGATTCACCGGGTGGCGAAGTTGCTGGTTGCTTTGACCTGGCGGATCTGATTTACGAGTCGCGTAGCGTCAAGCCAACCCTCGCCATACTCAGTGAATCGGCGTTCAGTGCTGCATATGCTCTCGCAAGCGCGTGTGAGCAAATCACAGTCCCCCGCACTGGTGGCACAGGTTCAGTTGGCGTGATTTGCATGCACATCGACCAGTCGAAAGCGATTGATCGAGCGGGTCTGGCGGTGACCATCATCAAGTATGGCGACCGTAAGGCGGATGGCAACCAATTCAACCCCCTGACGAAGGAGGCGCTGGAGCGCTTCCAGGCGGATGTCGACGAGATGGGAGAGCTGTTCGTCTCCACGGTCGCCCGTAATCGTAAGTTGTCTGTGGACGAAGTCCGGAAGACACAGGCAACAACGTTCCTCGGCGCCGCTGGCGTTGAGGTCGGCTTCGCCGACGCCGTGATGGCACCGGATGAGGCGTTCCGATCCCTGCTCGCTGAGCTGGGCTGACATTCCCAAACCCCATGAGGTTTCAAGTATGACTATTCGCTCCCTCGCGGCGCGCGGGCTTTCGTTTGCCCATCTCGCCGGCCTTGCATCGCGTTCCGCACGTGCGGAAGACGACAAACATGAAGACGACGAAACGAAGAATGGACGTCGCGCGGATGACGAAAGTCCTGACGAGCAGGACCGTGAAAACGGTGATGGCACGAAAGGAAAGAAGGGCAAACGGGCTGAAGACCGCGAGGACGATCCGGATGCGGAAGACGACGAGATGGACGATTCCAGCAAGGGCAAGAAGGGGAAGCGCGCCGAAGATGACGACGAGCGTGAGCCGGACGCCGAAGACGAAGATGACACGGACCCCGACGCCGAAGATGACGACGGCGAAATGCGCGGAAAGAGCGCCGTTGCCCGAGCGCGCCGCCGCGAACAGGCGCGGTGTGCCGCCATCATGGGGTCGAAAGCAGCGGGCCGTAATGTCGAATTGGCGGCGAATCTCGCTTTCAAAACGCGCATGACACGTCAAGAAGCGTTGGCAGTGTTGCGCAGTTCGCCAGCCGCAAGTTCGGTGAATCAATCGCGCGCCGCGCGGAATCCGAATCTCGGGGCCGGAGGCGAAATGCAGCGCAGTTCCGCACATGCCGCCAGTTCGGGGTGGGATCGAGCGTTTTCGAAGGTCACGGGCAAGCGCGCATAACCAGTTCATCTTCTCAAAGGATCTCTGATCATGAGTTACGTTTCTCGCTCGCCTCTTGTCGAGGCATGGCATCCCGGTGGTTTCCTTGTGTCGCAACCTCGTGGTCACCGTCATATCGATCGCGGTACCTTCTCCGGTGCTGTCAAGGTGCTTCCGGGCACTGTCATGGGCAAACAGACCGTCGGCACCGTGGCCGCCGCAGCACCCCTCGGAACTAATGCAGGCAACGGTACTTTCGGAACGATCACCGTAGGTGCGGCCACCGCCGGTGCCTATACGGTCGAATTCGACGATGCCACCCACTTTGTTGTCTCCGATCCGACAGGCAAAGAGGTCGGGCACGGTACGGCAGGTGCAGCTTTCAACGCTGGTGGGCTCGGTTTTACCATCACGGCCGGCGGCACGGCGTTCGCGCCGGGTGACAGCTTCACTGTTACCGTGGCCGCGGGCGCAGGCAAGTGGGTTCCGTGCACGAAGACAGCGACGGACGGTTCACAGGTCGCGGCAGGCATTTCGTTCGGCTTGGTCGATGCGACGCTCAACGACACGCCGGGGGCTTTGGTGGTGCGCGACTGCGAAGTGAACAGCTCAGAGTTGGTCTGGGATGCTTCGATGGACGCGCCCGCTCAAGCGGTGGCGCTCGCGCAGCTTCTCACGCTGAAGATCATCCCGCGCTAACCCCAAACCTCGACACGAACAGACAGGCCGCCTCCGGGCGGCTTTTTCATTTCCGAAGGAGCCGTTCAGATGGCATCTCTTGATATTTTCAACCAGGACCCGTTTTCTACGGTCACGCTGACCGCCGCGGTCGACAAGTTTCCGCATCAGCCGCAGACGCTGGGCGAACTGAACATCTTCGACGACGACCCCATTCGTACGACGGCGCTCGTGGTCGAACAGCGCCAAGGCCAGTTGATCGTTGTGCCGCTGAGTGAGCGTGGCGAGGAAGGCAAGCAACGCACGACCGAACAGCGTCAGGCGCGCTACTTCGACGTGCCGCGTCTGCGTCACTCGGACACAATTTACGCGAACGAGCTGCAAAACATTCGGGCTTTCGGCACCGAGTCAGAACTGATGCAGGTGCAGGATGAAGTGGCGCGTCGTCTCGCGGGCCCGACGGGTCTCCTGAAAAACATCGAGTACACCTGGGAGTTCCAGCGACTTGCAGCCGTGCAAGGTCTCTTTACGGACTACGACGGCACGGTGCGCTACAACTGGTTCCAGGAGTTCGGCATCACGCAGGCGACCGAAGTGGGTTTCAATCTCTCGGCCGGAGCGCCGAACTCGCTGCGTCCGATCTGTAACCAGATTACCCGCTCGATGGCGCGTAAAGCGCAGGGCGCGTTCACGCCCTCGACGAGAATCTTCGCGTTGTGCGGCGACGCGTTCTACGACGCGTTCGTGAATCATCCGGATGTCATCCGGACGTTCGTGAACTGGAGCGACGCGACCGAGATCCGCAGCGGGAGTGCCGGCGGCGCTTTTAAAGCGTTCGAGTTTGGCGGCATCACTTGGCTGAACTATCGCGGCTCGGACGACAACACGAGCATCAAGATTCCCGACGACAAGGTCAAGTTCTTCCCGGTCGGCGCCCCCGGCATCTTTCGCCGCGCCTTGGCTCCTGGCGAGTCGTTCCAATGGGTCAACACACCCGGCAAGCCGGTGTATGTGGTGCCGATCATGGATCGTGACCGCAACGAGTGGTGGAAGATGGAGGTGTCGAGCTACCCGCTTCACATCTGCACGCGCCCGGAGGTGTTGTTCAGCGGACGTTCGGAGGCTTAAGTGCCCATCAATTGGGACGCCGAGGTTCTCGGCCCATTGTTAGGCGTGTTCGGCGAGCCCGTGCAGTACCGGCCGCGCGTCGGAAATCCGCTGACGATCAACGGGGTGTTTGATGACGCGTACCAGAAGGAAATGCTCTTCAGCGACGCATCAAGCGAGATCACGACAGTGCAGGCTGTTCTCGGTGTCCAGTTGTCGCAGTTTGGTGTGCCTCCCGCCCAGAACGATCAGCTGACGGTCGTTCGCACGGGCGGCGTTTACGTCGTGAAAGATGTCCGAGTCGACAGTCGCGGTGGCGCGAAACTGATTCTGAGCAGGATGGGAGCGTCATGACTACCTCGGCGGACATTCGCGCCAAGTTCGTCGAGGCCCTAAAAGGCTCGACAGACGCCGGCGACCTTGTATTTTCCCCTTTCGATTGGCCGACGATGGGGGGGGCATATCCCTGCGTCTTAGTGCGCGCCCCGAAAGAGCGGAAGGAATCCCATGGGCCGTTTCAGCCTGGATACGACGTTTATGCGACCTTGCAGGTAATTGCTCGGACCGTGTCGCCAGCGTTGATTGGTGATGAGGGATCGGTAGTCGCTTTGGCCGCCGCTGAGCGGCTGAAAGCTCAGATTGAGGTGGCGCTGATCAACAATCCGCTCATCTGGAATAGTGCAGACGGTGGCGCACTCATTGAGCAATTTGTTTCGATCGATTCGGAGATATCGTCGTCGTCCGAGGGCGAGATGCCGACGGCCGAGTTGGTTATGCATATCGAGGTCAAGTTTTATCAGGGCCCGGAAGACTTTTTCCCGATCCCGACTGTGCCGATCAACGAAGTGCAGATCGCCGTGGCCGTCGCTGATGGCACGCCTCAGCCAGGAATCATCATCAACCCGCAACAGTAAGGAGCGGAAATGTTCATCAAGCCCGCACCCGGCATCATGCTTCGCGATCCTGAAACACGACAGTTCGTCCCCGAAACCGGGCAGGAGGTTGGAGATTTCGACCTCTACTGGATACGCCGCATCAATGATGGCGACGCTATCAAGGTTTCCGGCCCTCAGCCCGAGACGCCACCGGCCAAGGCCGTGAAAAGCGCCTGACCACATCAACGATTTGAACAACTACCCCGCTTCGGCGGGGTTTTTGTTTTGGAGAGCGCCAAGTGACAGTTCCCTTTAAAACCATTCCGCAGAATCTGCGGGTTCCTCTGTTTCATGCCGAGCTCGATAACAGCAAAGCAAACAGCGGTGCGTCGACGCAACGTGCGTTGATCATCGGGCAGATTACATCTGCCGGGACAGGGACGCCGGGCGTTCCGCAGATTTCCCAAGGTGCTACCGAGGCCAAGTCGGTTGGTGGCGCGGGTTCGATGCTCGCGCTCATGACGGCGGCATATCGTCAGGCGGACCCTTTCGGCGAGGTTTGGTATTTACCTCTGGCCGATGACGCGACCGGCGTAGCGGCCACTGGCACCATTGCGGTGACCTCACCTCCGACGGCAACCGGCGTCGTGTACCTCTATATCGCCGGCATCAATGGTGTGCCGCCGGTGACCGCGACGGTTACGGCGATGCAGACCAGTGCCCAGGTCGCCACCGCCATTGCGGCCGCGATCAATGCCCAGACGGATCTGCCGGTGGCTGCGAGTGTTTCGACCTCGACGGTGACCGTGACAGCCAAGAACAAGGGGCTGGCAGGCAACGATATTGATATTCGCCTCAATTACCGTGGTGCCGCGAGCGGTGAGTCTTTGCCGCCGAGTTTGGCGATCACGATTACTCCCATGACTGGGGGCGCAGTCAATCCTGCTCTCACCACTGCGTTCGCGAATCTGCTCGATCAGGAGTTCGATTTCATCGCGTTCCCGTACACGGATGCGAACTCGCTGGACGCCATGAAGGCATTCCTGAGTTCGACCACCGGTCGCTGGAGTTGGAGCAAGCAGATCTACGGGCACGCTTTCGCCGGCTACCGCGGAACTCTTGGCGCACTTACGACGTTCGGCAACAGCCGAAACGATGAGCACGTGTCCATCATGGGGTTCAACGATTCACCGACTCCGGCATGGATTCTGGCGGCTGATCTCGCGGGCACGGTTGCGACCTCCGTTCGTGCTGACGCTGCTCGACCTGTGCAGACGTTGGCGCTGTCGAGCTTCCTGGCGCCGCCCTTGGCTTCGCGCTTTGCTCTGAGCGATCGGAACACGTTGCTGTGGGACGGGATCTCTACGTTCACAGTCGCCAGCGACGGTACTGTCGCCATCGAAAACCTGATCACGACCTACCAACTGAATAGCTTCGGTCAACCGGACGACAGCTATCTTGAAGTGGAAACACTGTTCACGCTGGCATATGTCCTGCGGTCACTTCGGTCTGTCGTTACCAGCACGTATTCGCGCATGAAGCTGGCCGCAGACGGTACTCGGTTCGCCCCGGGCTCGTCCATTGTGACTCCCGCGATCATCAAGGCTGGCCTGATCGCGCAATACCAGCAACTCGAATACGACGGCTACGTACAGCAAAGCGATGTATTCGCCCAAGGGCTCATCGTGCAGCAGAACAGTACCAATCCGAACCGGGTCGATGTGATTTACCCGGCCGTATTGATCGCGCAACTGCGCGTTTTCGCACTGCTCATGCAGTTCCGCTTGAGCTAACCCTAGTGAAGCCCAGCGCTTACGCGGCGCATTTCTTATTTTTGGAGATTCCTCATGGCAGGTAATCCGAATCGCCTGGCCGGAACCGCCAGCATCACCGTCAGTGGGACGAATTACCTGCTTGTGGGGGATTTCGAATACAACCCGTCCAAAGTGACGCGAGAAACGCTTTCTGGAATGGATGGCGTACATGGTTTCAGTGAGAAGCCGCGTCCTGGGTCGATTTCCGGCACCCTGCGCGACGCGGGGAGCCTTACCGTTGCCGACCTCAACTCGATGGATAACGAGACGGTTGTCGTGCAGCTCGCCAACGGCAAGACCATCATCGGCCGAAATATGTGGACGGTCGAGGATCAGACCGTCAAGTCCACCGACGCCACTCTCGAAGTGAAGTGGGAAGGCCCACAAGTCTCCGAAACCACGAGTTAATCATGAGCCAACCTGACGAAAAGACCCTCAAGCTTCGCAAGCCTGTGAAGCTCGGCAGCGGTGAGAGCGAAGTCCTTTACGACAAACTCGACCTGCGCGAGCCGACCGCTGGCGAACTCGATAAAGCCACGACAACCGGAGGTTCGAACATCGGCATCGGGATCATGCTGATCCACCTTGTTTCTGGCCTGCCCAAGTCGGCCGTCGAAAAGCTCAGTCAGCGTGATTTCACGGAGGCGAACGAGTATCTCGCGGGTTTTACCGACGATGGCCCGACGGAGTCGGTGACGTAATCGCTGACGTCACACACTTCTTCAGTTGGGGCCCTCTTGAGGCAGAGCGCCTCTCGCTTTCAAAACTGGCTTGGTGGAGAGACCAGGCCAAACGCATTCGACAATCAATGGAGGAGGTCTGATGGCAGGTAATGCGTATCAGATCACCATCACGGCCGCTGACAGGGCGTCGGCGGTGGCGAAGAAGATTGAAGCGTCGATGCAGCGTATTACGCGACCTATCGATCGCGTGACAGCGTCCTCGAAGAAGATGAACGACGCTGCCGCAACGCTTCGCAAGCCGTTCGCTGACGTGGGGCGATCCCTCAAAGCGTTGGGCGATGAAACAGGGGTGACGAAGGTTGCGCGCGGTATCCGTCGCATCGGTTATGCCGCCGCTGACGCTGGCAGGAGCCTCTTGGGAATAGTGGCTCCGCTTGCGGGCATCGCGGGGCTCGGCTCAATCGCAGGTATTGCCCTGATGACGAACGAGTGGGGCAAGATGGGCGCGGAGGTTCTGCGTACGTCTGCCGCAATTGGAGTGTCCACGTCGGATCTACAGGGGTACCGAGGCGCGGCCAAACTTGCTGGCCTCTCCGCCGACGAAATGACCGGCTCGCTCAAGACGCTCGGCAAGACCATCGAAGATGCGACCTACGGTCGAAATCAGGATGCGTTCGTGATGATGCAGAAGTTCGGCATTAGCTTGCATCGTACGAAGGATGGCGCCGTAGATGCCACTCGCGCGCTGAAAGACGTCGCGAATGCAATCGTGAAGCAGAAGGGGAACGTCCAGACGCAATCGCTAATTGCTGATGTATTCGGCGTTGGTTCGCTGCTACCTATGCTGCAAAAAGGTGAATCTGGAATTGATGCGTTCGTGCAAAAGGCGAAAAGCATGGGGCTCGTGCTCAGTGACGAGCAGTTGAAGCGAGCAGCCGCTTACAACGAGCAGATGATCAAGCTGGAGGCCTCCGGTACGCGGCTGAAGTATTCGTTCGGTGAGGCAATGGCGCCAGCGCTTGAGCGAGTCATTACGGTGGTGCAACGGCTCGTCGACCAATACGGCGAGATCGTGGCGACGAACGTGGCCGAATACGTCGAGCGGTTCGCGAAGTGGCTTGAGCAAGTAGATTGGGATGCGATTGCGGCGAAGGTAACGAACTTTATCGATGCGATTGGCGGGGTAAAGGGAGTTGCGGTGGCACTGGCGGCTATCACCTTTGCCGCACCGATCGCTGGCATCGTCTCGATCGTCGCCAATCTGACTTCACTCACCGCTGTGGCCATCCCCGGGGCGGTTGCCGCATTGGGCACGCTTGGAGCGGCCGGTCTGGCGGCGTGGGGCGCACTGAAGGTCGCAAAGGCGGCGGGATTGCCCGACACGAATTCCGCAAAGGGAGCGAGCGACGTGGCCGCCGGAAACTGGTGGGCCGCATCGGCCAGCCTGCCGGCCATGAGCTTCCTGGGTGCCGGTTGGGACCGTCTGACAGGGAAATCTAACGCAGATATCGCGTCAGGTCTTCGCCTTCAGTCAGGTGCAGGCAAATCGAGCGCCGAATCGGACGCACTATTCTCGAAGCTTGAAACACAGTACGGCTTGCCGAAGGGGCTGCTCGACAGCGTATGGGCTCAGGAATCGGGGCGCGGCACGAACATGCTGTCGTCCGCCGGCGCCAAGGGGCATTTCCAGTTCATGGATGCGACGGCAAAGCAATACGGGCTCGACGATCCAAATGACCTGTCGAAGTCCGCAACGGCGGCCGCGCAGATGTACCGAGATTTGCTCAAGCAGAACGGTGGCGACCTCAGTAAGGCTTTGGCTGGGTATAACTGGGGGCAGGGCAACGTACAACGCAAGGGCATGGAGAATGCCCCGAAAGAGACTCGCAACTATGTTGACCAGGTGCAGGCCCGAATGAGTGGCATGGGACTGTATAGCAACTCGCCGCGCATCGCTGCCGCAAACCTCCCGGGACAGTCGCCGTCGCCTGTTTCTGGAGATGGCGGGCGCGTCCACGTAGATGTGGTGATTCATCAGGACGGGCGGGCGCCTACCGCGAAGGTCCGTTCGCAGGGGAACGTGACGGGGACCGCAAGTGTGGGCAATCGAGCAATCGGAGAGATGGCGTGAGTGTGGCTGACGTAGTGAATGTTGCGGGTAGCATCGGCGGCGTGGCGTCTGCCGCCAAGGGAATTGCCTCGTCAGCGCAGAGCTTGATGAGTCTATTCGGCAGCGGCGACTATGCGAGCAAGTTGCGCAAGGCTAGCTATAACGACGTCCCGTTCGCCGTCGTATCGGAAAGTGGCGTGTTCGGGCGGAACGTGGTCGTGCACTCCTACCCGAAGAAAGAGACGCGTCCCTGGATCGAGGACAACGGCCTGAAGACGAACGTCCTGCAGATCACCGGCTTTCTCGTTGAGAACAGCCTGATCTACGGTGGCGGGGACGTCACGACGCAGAAGATCAATCTGCTGAACGTGATTCGCGGCGGTTCCGTCAACAATACGAAACCGCCTGGTATCGGGAAGCTTGTTCACCCCACATGGGGCGAGATCAAGGCAAATTGCACTGAAGCTGAGTTCGGGACGTCGTGGGTTCGTGGTCGCGTCGTCGAGTTGCGCCTGACGTTCATTCTCGGTGGCGATAGGTTATATCCGAGTGCCCAGTCTGCGACTAAGGACGCGGTAAGCACTGCGGCTTCTGGTTTGACGGCATCATCGTTGCTCAGCTTCGTCAGCCGCACTCTCGACGCAATCAAGGCGGGCGTCGCTGTCATTCGTACTGCCGTCGGTGTTGCCGTCGGGTTCTATCAGTCTGTGAACGGCCTGGTGCATAGCGTCCGCCGATTCTTTAATTCGATTTCCACGCTGTCAGGAAACTTCGGACGAATCTTCGGTGGTAGCAATTCTGGTTATGCCGGCGCGAACGGGAAAGCACCTGCTACTGCTACGGTAGCGAGCCTCCTTGCTCAGGACACGCAGAATGTTGCCAATGTTGTTGCCGCCGGGGCGGCGCTTTCCGCCGCGGCCGTGAGCGCTGGCACGAATCCGGCGGCATTTAGCGGGGCGTCGCAGTTACTTATGACCGCGACCGCAAACACTGCCGCATCGCCCGCCGACGCAATCAGGTTGTTGACGCCGTTGGCGCAGTACGCGCCGCCGTCGGTGTCGCCGAGCTCGCCCGTCGCGGCAGCCCAAGCAGTTATGAGCGGTGCGACGGGGGATTTGCTTCGCCGATCTGCGATTGCACAGCTTGCGATGAGCTCGACGGCATTTCAGCCGGCCTCAGCCGACGATGCCGTTGGTGTCCGGGATACCATCGTCGGGTTTATCGACGCCGAGATTCAGGTCGCGGCGGACCAAGGCGAAGACGACGTTTATGTGGCGCTGCGCACATTGAGGCAAGCCGTAGTGACTGACTTCGACGGTCGCGGACAGGGACTGGCCGCAGTAACGACATTCCAGTTCAATGGATCGATTCCCGCATTGGCGCTTGCCAATCGCATATACAGGGACATTGGCCGGGAAGATGAGCTGGTGAGGCAGGCGAATCCGGTGCACCCGGCGTTCATGCAGCCGAATTTCAAGGCTCTAGCTGAATAGGCGCCGCTAAGCGGCAAGCGCGCGCGCGATCCTCACGAGTCGGTTTGAATCAACCTCCACCAACCCGGTGACGGTTGCGCAGGATGGGCGAATTGCAGAGGTGTTACCAGATTTCGAATGCAATCACAAGCACGGAGTGTGCATGACGTGCCACCTTGTCCGTGCATACGCCGTGCTTGTGATTGCAGAAGCGCTCCTCGAAACTGAATTCATGCGGCGCTCATGAAATTCCGACAATGGTCAGCTGAGAATTTTGCGGATTCCAACTATTGTTGGACGACAGGAGGGCGGCGGCGCTTTACCTTAAACCGAACGCCGTTTGGTCACACGAAAACAGGTTTGGAGGTAGGGCATTCGGGTCTCGAGTGCCTGGGGAGCCGTGTCAGACTTGGTGTATGGAAGGCAGCGTTACGCGAGGCTCTTTCACGGTGGGAGAGCCGCCGCGGTGGGTTCTTGGGGTTAGGAGGCGGATTTGAGCATTGCTCGAATCGTTGCAAGAAGCGTTTCGAGTTCGCCTCGATTGCTGGGCTTAAGCAACCGCTCGGCCCAAACCTGTACCCCATGGTCGATTTCAGCACCCGGAGGAAGCTCTCGTTTGGGTAGTGGGGCTTCGTCGGCGACATCGTCAGCGTCCAGGGATAGGGCCAGGCGGTTAACGATCTCTCCGTTGAGCGATCTGTTTGAAAGTTTTCTCGCCTGCTCCAACCGCTCTTTCAACTCGGCGGGCATGCGAATGTTCACTTGAGGATCAGTTCGCGCCATAACGTTCCAGAAAATATGCTTGCAATTGTGCTACCACGGTACTACCATCAATCCGTGCTAGCAAAATGTTAGCACGGTATAGGGCTTTATGCCCTAAGGAGGACAAATGAAAGGTGCAAGGGAAATGCCTAGTGTCTTGGTAAAAATGCCTAAGGCACTCAAGGAAAGTATCCGGGACGCCGCATCGCGACGTTACTGCAGCATGAATTCGGAGATTGTTCGGCGTCTTGCCGAGAGTCTCGAAAAAGAAAAAGCCCCGACTGTTGATCTTGGCGGATTCAGTCAGGGCTTGGTGACGCAGTGAACCCCTTTCAAAGGAACACAGATCATGCTCAAGAATAGCACTGAGGCAGTGAAACGACAAATTTCGGTGCCGTTTTACGGCGCGAACCTGTTGCTCCTCGAACACGATGGGCAGCCTTACACCCCAATGAAACCGCTTGTTGCGGCAATTGGGGTGAGTTGGCAGGGGCAGCACGAGAAAATGTCAGCAAATCGCGAACGGTGGGGTATCAAGGAAATCTTGATGCCTTCCGCGGGCGGCAAGCAGTCGGCCATCTGCATTCCTGTCCGCAAGTTGTTCGGGTGGTTGATGACGATGGAGCCGAACAAGATCAAGAATCTTGGCGTACGTGAACGCGTCATCCAATACCAGAACGAGTGCGACGATGTGCTTTGGAAGTACTGGACCGAAGGCGTAGCCATCAACGAGCGCATGGCGTTTGCGGTCAATTCGGATGATGTGCTGACTGGCGAGCAACAAGAGGTGTTGCGCCTTATGGTCAAAACCCACGTCGAGCGTTTGCCGAAACTCAAGCAAGGCGCTGCCGCCACGAAGGTCTGGTCGAAGCTGAAAGCCCACTTCAAGGTGGCGTACCGCCAGATCCCACAATCGGAATTCACGGAGGCTGTGAGCATCGTTACTCGGACGGCTGCCGAGTGGGAGGTCCTTGAAGCTGAGCCGAAGCAAGAAACGGATCTGATCGCGGTGATTGAGCAGATGGATGCGCTTGATGCACTTCGACGAATCCTGTCTGGTGATCGTTGGTTGCTTAGTTTCGATGATGATCGTTGGCGGCTTAAGCTCATCAGCCGAGACGCGTACATCCTCACGGAAAAACAGATTGTGGGGCTCATCGGGGAGCCTGGAATAATTTCCGAACGCCTGCTTCCGAGCATCATTGCGGTGGCTGCCGAGCGGCTGACTCATCTTAGCCCGTTCCGAATCGAGAGTCGGGCTGCTGCCTGATGCGGTTTCTCAGATATCAACCGCCAGCTTTCAGTTGAGCGGCTGGTAGATCTGCCGCATTTCCCCGTTCACGCATTTGATAGTGACCTTGCCTTGCTTCAGATAGAGCTTTCCATCTGGAGCGGCAAGGAGCTTGCTCGTCACGAAGGTGTGTGGGTAATCGCATTTAGCTTCCACAAGGGCGCCTTTGTCGTCGAGGACAGGCGCGGCATCGCGTCGCAACACATTCAAATACCTAGGGGCGCCGGCTTCGTTCTCTCCGGCCAGTTCTCGACCATAGATCAGCAGGTCGGTTTTTGTTATGTCGTTCGGCCAGTCATACGCGGCCGTTCGATTCAGTGCCTCGAACGCAAAGCCCGATTTAACTTTCCGGCAAGCTGTCGGCAGCGCCTTCTCTAGCGATTGGGTCGCGGCGTGCAAATCCGCCGCTGTTGCGCAAACGACCGCTTCGTCCGCGATGACCTTGAACACTGGCATCGCGTGTGCGCCGAAGGGGATCGCAAGGGAAAGCAAAGCGGCGACTGATGATCTAAACATTCACCTTCTCCGAAAAATGACTGACGACAATATTACGCTCAAGCTTAACGACTCCTTGCTTTCCGGGTGGACGCGACTGCGTGTAACGCGTGGAATTGAGCGCTTTTCCGGGGATTTTGAGCTTGAGATGACCGAGTTGTACCCGGGGCAAGCGCAGGACGTGATCGCGACTCCCGGCGATCGCTGCGTGCTGGCGTTTGGTGGTGACCACGTAATCACTGGCTATGTGGATCGTGTGGTACCGAGTATCTCGGCGGAATCGCACGACATCCGCGTAACCGGCCGCGGGAAGTGTCAGGACCTTCTAGATTGCGCCGCGGTTTGGCCGAACGGGCAGATGAGCAATGTCAATGCGTATTCGATGGCCAAGCAACTTGCCGCCGTCTACGACATCGACGTGATCTGTGACGTGGAAGGTCTGTTGATGATCCCGCAGATCAACATTATCCCTGGCGAGTCCACGTACGAGGTCGTTGAGCGTACGTCGCGCTACAGTGCCCTGCTGGTCTACGAAGACCGAAACGGCAACATGGTGCTGGCGCGTGCCAGCACCGAGGTGATGGCGAGCGGAGTGCAAGAGGGCATCAACATCGAGGCCGCAACTGCCGAGCGATCGATGGATCAGCGCTTCTCGCACGTGACGGCATTGCTAACCGGCACGAACAACATGCAGGATCTGACGTCGATCACTGCCCCTCATTTCACGGCTACCGATCCTAACGTTCCTCGCCGGCGTGAGCGAGTCATCTTTGCTGAAGCTGGAGAGCTTGGATGGGAGGTTGGTAAGCAGCGGGCGCTGTGGGAGGTGGCTTGGCGTCGAGGTCGCGCTGAGGTCATCCATGTCACAGTCGATAATTGGCGTGATGTGGCGGGAAACCTGTGGGAGCCGAATAAGCTTATCGATGTGTTGATTCCGAGCTTGAAGGTGTCGGGTGACCAAGCTGGAACCGTGCCGCAACGCATGATGATTGCCGAGGTGACCTATAGTCTTGACGAATCCGGTACCCATGCGCAGTTGACTTTGATGCCTCCCGAGGCATTTGAGCCCAAGCCGATCTTGCTCTACCCGCAATATGGTGATCTTGTCGGAACGGTGCCCCTACGATGACACGTGAACTTGATGTTGGGCCGGTACAGCGGGTGGTGCGCCGCGCATTGACCGCATTCGCACGTGCGTTGATTTCTGCCGTGAATGACTCCGGCGGAGTCCAGACTGTCCAGATCATGCTCAGTTCAACTGAGGTGCGCGACGGATCGCCGCGAATTGCCGAATTCGGCTTCTCCTCGAATCCACCGGTCGGTAGCGATGGCGTGGTTGCGTTTCTCGGAGGGGATCGTACTAAGGGTGTTGTCATCGGGACGTGCCATCAACCGTCCCGACCGACGGGGCTCAGTCCTGGCGAAACGATCTTGCACAGCCAAGATGGAAAGTCCGTCTATCTGACGGCGGCCGGCGGCATCGTTGTCGAGGCGAAGGGGCAGTCAGTTGTGGTCAACGATGCATCTGACGTGACTTGGAACTGCACTGGCAAGTTCAAAGTGGTTGCGCCTGGAGGCGTCGAATTCGACGCGCCGATGGTGAAGGCGACCGGCGACATGCAAGACAACTTTGCGAGCAATCCGCACACGATGGCGGATATGCGCGAAATATCCAATTCCCATACCCACCCGATCAAGGGTGTACAGGGTGGTGGGTCGACTGTCACAAGTGACCCGCCAAATCAGCATCAGTAGGCATTGCTCTGCTCGATCAACAAGCCTCCCTTCCGGAGGCTTTTTCGTTTTGGCTCGAATGGATACATCAACAGTTTGGGATTCGACTACGAATCGAGGTGACTGGGTTCTCGATGGCGCTGCGCTTGACACGGAAAACGATGTAGCCACGGCCCTCCTGATCAGTCTTTTCACCGATCGAATGGCCGATTTGGACGACGTCATTCCCGACGGCACAACGGATCCTCGCGGTTGGTGGGGAGATGACGTGACTGTCGGCCCTATCGGATCTCGGATGTGGCTCATCTTCAGAGAGAAGCAAACCAAGGAGACATTGCAGCGCGCCTATGACTACATCGTCGAAGCCATTCAATGGATGGTCGATGACAAGGTCGTTGCTCGGTTCGATATTAACGTCTCGTGGATCAAACGAGGCCAACTCGGTGCTCAGGTCACTGCCTACAAGCAGGATGGCGCAATCGTGCCGAACACGTTCACCTGGGCTTGGCAAGGAAACGACTGATGCCCTATCAACGACCAACACTCACGGATCTTGAGCAGCAGGTTGCTGCTGATGTTGCATCTAACTTGCCCGGGGCTGACCCGCTGCTCCGCTTCGCGAACCTCAAGATCACGGGGCGCGCACAGGCCGGCTTGGCGCATCTGCACTACGGATATATCGATTACATCGCGAAGCAAGCGGTGCCGTTCACTTCCACGGGCGAGTATTTGGCCGCTTGGGGCGCGTTACGGAACACCTATCAGAAGGCACCGACGAATGCGACAGGTACGGTGTCTTTTCAGGCAACCCCAGGGGCTGTAATCCTTTCGGGAAGTGCTTGCGCGCGCGGCGACGGCTTTCTCTATACAACGCAGGGAGACACGGCAGCTCAGGCCAACGGTGTCGCCACCGCTTCGTTGCTCGCGAATGAAGCCGGCGCGCTCGGTAATTGTGATGCGGGAACCGTGATTACCCTCGGCACCGCAATACCAGGCGTCCAAGCGGGGGGTGTTGCGGCGGCAGCCTTCACTGGGGGCGCTGATGCGGAGATCGAAGACGACTATAGCGAACGCGTGATGAGCGCGTACCAGGCCACACCACAGGGTGGAGCAGCCGGGGACTACGTCACGTGGGCTTTGGGCGTTCCCGGGGTAACCCGTGCATGGGTAACGCGAAACGGATTCGGCGCTGGAACGGTGGTCGTGTACGTGATGCTCGACGACGCGCAAGCTGGGCACGGAGGATTCCCGCAAGGGGCGAATGGCGTTGCCGCCGGCGACTCATCGCGAGGAGTGGTCGCAGTGGGGGACCAACTGACCGTTGCCAGTGCAATTTATCCACTGCAACCCGTCACGGCTTTGGTGTACGTGTGCTCGCCAATTGCGAATGCTATCCCATTCACGATTACGGGACTCTCCGCGGCTGATTCGACAACGAAAGCGGCAATTTCAGCGGCGATCATAGGAGTGTTTAGGGCCAACGGAGCGCCGGGTCAGACGATCGATCTGTCGGATATCAATTCCGCGATCGGAGCGATTCCCGGTACGAGTGGCTTCGTTATCACCAGCCCAGTGGGGAACATTACCAACTCGACCGGCCAACTGCCGACACTCGGCCTGGTCACTTATCCGTAAGGTCCTTCATGCTGGTGCCCTCACTCACCCCAGACGATTTTCTCCAAGCATTCCAAGGCCTGCTGCCAAGGGGAGCAGTTTGGCCGAGAGACCCTGACGCCGTTCAAACGAAGGTATTTCGAGGGCTCAATACGGTGTACGCGCAGAATACTGCGCGCGCAAACAACTTGTTGGTCGATGCGTTTCCAGGCACCACGTTTGAGCTTCTCCCCGAGTGGGAGGCAACGCTTGGCCTGCCAGACCCCTGCGCAGGATCATCGCCGACCGTGGAAGCCCGACGAGCTCAAGTCGTTGCACGTCTCGCGGCTGTGGGTGGACAGTCGGTCGCGTACTTTACCCAACTGGCGGCCAATCTAGGCTATGCGATCAGCGTCGATCAGTTCGCTCCATTTCGCTTCGGACAATCACCTTTCGGATCGCAGCTTGGCTCCGATGATTGGTTTTTTGCATGGCGCGTCAATGCGCCGACGTATTCGATTCGATATTTCTCGTTCGGGATAAGCGGTTTTGGTGAACCGTTTTCCTCGTGGGGAAACAACGTACTTCAGTGTGAGATTCAGGCGTTCGCGCCTGCTCATACGATTCCTCTGTTCAATTACTCCTGAAGCAAATCACATGGATCGACTTATTGCGGCAAATACCGTTCCGGTCGGTAGCGGCGATCTTGCGCCTGCGACCGGTACCCCAGGGCAAGCAACGGACGGCAATCCGGCAACCAACACTCCGGCGACGCGTTTCCCTTCATATGCATTCAATGCTATTCAGGAAGAGTTGGCCACGACCATTCTCGCCGGTGGATTGACGTTGGATCGAACAAACAACGGTCAACTTGCGCAGGCGGTGAAATTCATCGCACAGAAGCAGGTGTCCGGCGTCGTTGGCCAAGCCCGAAACGCAAAGATGACGGTCTCGGCGCCATCGACCACGGCTACGTTCACGGCGGATGAGGTGATTCTCGAATCTGTGCTTGGTGGCCTGCGTTATTGCGTGGCGAACGCGTCCGATGCGTTCAACCTCGCGACTGATATGGATACCGGTAGTGCGCCGGTGTCCGGCGCCGTAGCGCTGTACAAGTTGGCCAATCCAACGACCGGCGCCGTCATCCGGCGGATTGTCAACACAACATCTGGCGTCGCGCCCGAAATCTACGCCGGGGCAGCACCGCCGGCTGGCTACACGGTTTCTTCGCTCGTAGGCGTGTGGGGTACGGACTCGCTAGGGCGATTCGTCGTCGGATCGATGCGAGACCGGCGCGTTAGTTTTCCCACCAAGGTCATTTTCAGTACTTCGACGAGCAACGGGTCTTACACGTCGTTCTCGACGGCCGGCAATATCCCGCTCAACGCGAAGACGCTTTACGGCGGCCTGATCATCGCCAACAACACGGCGAACGTGACCATTTCGCTACAAGTGGCGGCTGATGCCAACGGCACTGGCGAGCAAGGGAACGGTTCGTTTCTCGTTCAGGCGAACAACACACTCACCATCATGATGGGTCTCGACATCGTTACGGCGGGCTCGCTCTACGTCAAGACGAGTTCGAGCGCCGGCGTGCCGACGTTTCAGGTGACATCGACGGGCTACACATTCTGAGGAAGCTATGACCGCAACGACGATTTTCATTCGCGTCAACGGCGCGGGCGAGTTGACCGACTATTCGCCGTGCCCGCAAGACGAAAGCATTTGGCCCGGGTTCATTGAGACAGACACCAAGAACGAGGCATATGCCGCGTGGTACGGGTACCTCGACGCGACGCGGCAGAGCCAACTGCCCGCACCTGGGGCGTGAAGAAGTTCCTTTAGTAAAGTGAGTTCGGCAGATCTGGGGGGCACACCATTTCCCTACGCTGAAGCCTCAGAGTGATTGACTAAAAGCGAAAGCAAAAGTGCATCCAAGCCACCTAGCGTGGCTTTTTTCATTTCCAGAAGGGCGCGGGGGCGCTCAAAGGGACGAACGAATGGCAGAACCAACATCAGGTGCCGTAGCGGCCGTGCTGGCCGTGGTGGTGAAGGTGTTACCGGGGGCGGTGGGATCGCTGATCGCGCTGCGTTTCATCGGTGAAGGGCTGACACGAAAGCAGAAGGCGATGTCGTTCGCGGCCGGCGCGGCGATGTCCTACTACCTCAGCCCACTGGTTGTGGTGTATTTCGCGATCACTGATGCCGGCGCACAGCAGGCGCTTGGATTTTTGATGGGATTGTTCGGCCTGGCGCTGGCGAAAGAGGTGTTCAAGGAAATCAACAATGCCGACCTGATCGGGGCTCTCAAGCGGCGTCTTTCCGGAGGGCTGGAAAAATGATTTTGTTCTTGGTGTGGCTTTTCATCGCGGCAAACGTCGTCGTGCTCGCTGCCTGCATCTGGGTGGCGTTGAGCGATGAAATGTCGACCGGTCTTTGGGGCACAACAGGCTTTGCGCTGATCGGTCTGTCGGCGGCCATCAACTTGTTCAAGCCGATATGGGCGCGGGAGGCCATCGACGGGCCCGAGATCCTGATGTTGGTCGGAATGGCTGTTGTAGGGATCTGGATGATGGTTCGCAAAGCCTACTGGCAGAGCAAAGGAGGGCAGGATGGCACGCATTGACCCAACAACGGCAGGCGGCCAAAACGTCTGCGCTTTCCTCGACATGCTCGCGTGGTCGGAATTCACGTCACGCATTGCAGGCTCGGATGACGGGTACAACGTTTTGGTTGGCGGCGGCATATTCCCAAGCTACGCCGACCATCCGCGCAAATCAGTGTGGATCAAGCGTTTCAATGTCTGGTCGACGGCCGCGGGCCGGTACCAACTGCTATCGCGGTACTTCGACGTGTACAAGAAGCAACTGAGCTTGCCCGACTTCTCTCCGGTCAGCCAGGACAAAATCGCTATCCAGCAGATTCGCGAGCGGGGTGCATTGCCTGACATCAAGGCTGGGCAAATCGAATCGGCGATCTCAAAGTGCCGCAACATCTGGGCCAGCCTACCCGGGGCCGGATACGGGCAAGTTGAGCACGCGATTGAGCCACTGATTCAGCAATACGTGAAGGCAGGAGGTGCCCTGTGAGTTGGATCGACCCACGCCTATGGGGCGCGCTTCTTCTGGCCATCGTCGTAGGCGTGGCCGGGGGTTACTGGAAAGGCCACCATGACGCCCACCAGTCGGCCACCGTCGCCAGTCAAGCCAAGCAGATCAAAGACCTGACCGACGAACGAGACGAATACCGTCAGCGGGTGGAAACCCAATCTGGAGTAATTGACGATGCGAAAAAAGCTGCTGACAGGGCAACGGCTGATGCTGCTGCCAATGCTTCTGACGCTGCTGGGCTGCGAAGGCAACTTGCGAACTACACCGCCAGCGTCCGACATTCCACCGCTGTCTGCGCAAGCGCGCCAGCCGGCGACCCCATCGGAGTGCTTGCCGACGTGCTCAGCCGCGCTGATGAACGAGCGGGGAAACTGGCGCAATTCGCTGACGCTGCCCACATCGCAGGCCTTGCCTGCGAGCGCAGCTACGATGCGTTAAGGCCGGATCGAAACAACGGCGCTTCCAACGCAATGGCGTCTCAAAATGTCGAAACTATGAAGGCTCCCATTCCGTAGGGTTCCGAGCGGAATGTGACGGTAACTTCCTGCCCACAAATATTGAAGGTCTTAGGCTTTTCGGAATCTAATAGGACTCCATGAAGCTCAAGCTTGGGAGCCTTCATATCAACTGTCGCGTACCAGACATTATTTCGCCGATCAATCTGCCTATCATCTAGCTGGAGGAACTTGATTCGAAGGTCCCCGGCTTTCACAATTTGACCGATGGAGAGGGGCCCCGTAACGATATCTTCGAACTTGCATGACTGCGCGACGCTAAGCATTGGGTACAGGACGCTCGATGCGAATACGATAGCGACTGCGATCCGATGTGATTGGTTTTTCGTTAGTATCGAGTTCAT